CGGCATCGACTCGTGCGGTGCTCCGCGCTGTCCGCGCGGCCTGTTCGATCTGTCGTCGAAATCCGCTGGTGTCGGCCCGGACCGGGATCTCAACGTTGAGTCCGCGGGTCTCGGCCTCCAGCTGGCGGCGTAGGGCCTCGCGGAACTTCTCGGTATCGGGAACGACCCGGACGGATACGCGGCCTACTTCCTTGCCGCCCGGTCCTGCCATTTAGCTGCCTCTCTATGGTCGCTTGGCCGCTGCTAAATGGGCCTTCGCGATAGCCGCGAAAGACCCCGGAGCGTCTCGCTTTTTCTTCCTGGAATCCGGCAGCGGGAATGGCTCCGGTGGCTTGGGCTTGTTCTTGGAATGCGCACTCAGGTACAGGTGCTGAAGGGTCCGGAGTGCGTTCACCGTGGCGACGGCGATATACCGGGATTCATCCCAGCCGCGGAACTCTTGACCGCCGCGCAGCTCCGCTGCATACGCCGATCCGTGAGGTAGGTATTTGATGAGGTTGACGACCGCTCGCGGTGTGAGCCGACGCTCCGGGACGAAGATGTCCCGGACGTCGACCCCGTAGTGAGCGAGGAGGTCTGCTGCGATAGCCCCGCCGTGCTTGTCGATCAGTCCAGCGAGGGCTGCGCTTCCCCCGGCTGGGTAGCCTCCACCCAGCGCTCGAACAGCCGTAGCGTGAGCGCCAAATCATCGGCCAGGGCGTCTACGAGAACCTTTCCGAGTCGCTTGTCGTCGGCGACCAGGGCGAAGATGGCGCGAGCCAGCTCGCCGGTGGCCTCCATCGACTCGACTGAGCCGTCCTCGCCGTCTTCGAGCTTCTCCATCGCGGTCATGTGCTCGAAGGCCGCCTCGCGGTCCTTCTTTGGCAGGCGCAGGAGGTTGCGCAGGACGACGGACTTGCCCTCGGCAATCTCAACGGTGATGGGGGCGAACTCGCGCTCGATATCGGCGCGGAGGGCGTCCAGGGAGTACGTGTTGGACATGGGTTGGCAGACCTTTCATTGTCAAGTCGGCGGGCCAGGAAAAGCAGGGGCGCGGCAGGCCCGCCAGGTGAACCGCGCCCCCGCGCATGGCGACAATGAGCTGTTCATTGTCAAGTCGGGGTCAGCTGAACAGCGTCTGGGAGATCCAGTCGAACAGCCGGTTGGCGCCGTGCTTGAGGAACGTCGCCTTGATCGGCAGTGCGGCGAACTCATCCGAAGGCAGCGACACGGCGTCATCACGCTTCACGGACGCCTTGGAGGCGTAGAAGCCAACCTTGGCGTCGCCATCCACGATGATGATCAGGAAGGCGCGCTCATTGGTCTTCTTGTTGCCGCCGTCCACACCGAACACACCGGGGGTCTGAGCGGCGTTCTCGCCGTAGTACAGCTCGAAGGACGCCTTGTCGAACTGGTGCAGCTGGAGAGTCACGTAGTCGGCCGCCTGCTCGGTGACTACCTCGCGGAGCTGCGCGTTCTGCCAGGTACCCTTCACCTCCGAATCGCCACCGTCGAAACCGAACTCGGGCATCTCGTCTCGGCTCGTGTGGCCGATATTCGACCAGCCGTTGGGGGCCTGGGTGATCGTGGCGTCGATGGTGCCGCCGCCGGTCAGGCCCGCACCGGTCACAACGAGCTTGGCCAGCGCCTTGCCCTGAAGGGTGCCGATGAACGACACCTTGATGCCCGTGGCCAGGTCGCCGGTCGCGAAGGCGTTACCGGTGCCGATGCTGGGCAGCGCCTCCAGCGCGGCCTGGACCTGACCAGCGGTCGCGTTGTACGGCAGCGCCGCGGTGGTGTCAGCGCCCGAGGCGATGGTGAACGAGCCGGCCGACGCTGAACCACTCAGCTTGATGGTCTGGGTCTGGGCACCGAAGGTCACCGGGTTGACGGCGGCCAGCTCCGCCGGAGTCGGGGCGGCGGTGCCGACCGGACCGACGAAGACGTAACCACCGGAGGCGGTAAGAACGGCCTTGTCATTAATGGCCATGGAGAAACTCCCTAAATCAGTTTGGGGGGCGAATTCCGAATTGGATGAGTCCCTGAATTCGCCAGGAATCTTGGAAAAGGGAGCTGAACTGAGTCGCTCCCATCGTTTCGAAGATGGAGTGCAGGTACCCCGCGTCCGTCATCGCCTGCCGCCGTACCGCGTCGTAGAGGGCCTCTAGGGCTTCCTCGTACAGTTCCTCGGTCTCGGCCAGGCCCTCGGTGGTGTACGCGGTCATCTCGATAACCGGGAACGCCATCTCGGTGGGCTTGGTCGGGTGTCGCTTGCCGCCTACCCTGCGGATGTTCAGCATCGGGAAGTGGCGGTAGTCGATGTCTTCGACCCAGGTCCCGACCTTCACGCGGTCGCCGAAATGCGCTCGCAGGATCGGCAGGACGATCTGTTGGACGCGGGCGAGCTGGCTCGCCAACGTGTCTCCTATCCAGCGAGGCCCGCGGCCCCGGTGATGATGTAAAGGCCCGGAACGTATTTCGGTTCCTCGGTCTCGTATTTGCCCTTGACCATGTGGCCGAACTCGATCGACAGGGCGGCCGGATCTTCGAGGTTCACGAACGAGTCGACGTCGCCGTTGGTCACGGTGACCTGCGCCCGTCCGGACCGGCGGTGACCGGCCAGCCGCGCTTCTGCGCGCGAGCCGATCTCCTTGGCCTCATCGCCTATGGCGTCTTTCACGCCGTCGACATGGGAGACGACCTGGTTCATGGCCTTCTGGCCGATCAACCGAACCGCCATCAGTACCTCTTGATCGTGTAGTCGACGTGAGCGGTGCGCCGGGAGTTGGTGTAGTAGTTCGGATCTCCGAACACCACCCAGCGTTGCCCGCGCCATTCGATCTGGGCCTGTGCGCCCAGCAGATGGGGGAACGAGCGGGGGAAGCGGATCTTGTAGACCTTCTCGCCTTCGAAGCCCTCGTTGTCCTGGTCCTGGCGTCGGGCGCTGGTGCCGGACTGGCCCTGCACCTGCAACCGCGCCTTGGCGGGGATGCCGACCTTCGACGGCCGGGACCGCACGTTGCCGTCCTTGTCGGTGACGGCTTCCTCGGGGAACACGATGACCTCTTCGCTGCCCCGGTCCAGCAGGCTCATCGCGGCATCGCCAGCGTCGGGACCAGCATGAACATGCCGGTGCGCCGGTAGCCGAGTAGCTCCCATTCCTCGGGGAGGATCTCCAGCTTTCCGGAGGCAGCCTCCTGGCTGAGCATGTAGGAGTACGAGCCGTCCGATTCCTGGATATAGCCGTCCGGGTTGCGGACCAGCCGCAGAACGGCGTCCGCCTCGACCTGCACCACGTCATCGCGCAGGATCGTGCCCGCGGCGATCTTCTTGTCCAGGTCGGAGATCTTGCGGCGGATACGGCGCTCGACATCGGTCAGGCGCGCAGTGATCAGCGCCTTCTCTTCGCTGGTGAGAGTGCGGCCCCACCGGACCGCTACGTCAGCAGGTTCGGCGTAGGCCATCGCTCACTCCTCGGTCTTCGGTGCCGGAGTCCGGCGTCGGGCGGGCTTGGGGGTAGCCAGCTCCCAGGTGCCGGCCTCGACGAGCCGGTCCGCGAATTCGTCGTCAACCTCGGCGAGACCGCCGTTAATTCGATGCCTGATCTGGGGCATCTCGTCCTCTCGGGGTTCGCGGCGGGGCAGTCCGAAGACCACCCCGCCGTTCATTGTCAAGTTCGGGTCATGCAGTGACGATGTTGGTCAGCTTCACGAACGACTGCGGGTCGTTGACCAGCACACCGAATTCGGCCTCGACTCGGATGGCGACGAGGTTGTTCTGCCACAGCGACACGATGCCCGTGCCGTCCTGGGCGGGCGACAGGTCCAGGGTCGCCTGGTCGCTGACGTCGAAGCTCAGGCCGCCGATCTGGCCCCAGACGATCTGGGAGAAGTCACCCATGTAGCCAACCGTGGTGCCGTTGGCGACATGATCGGACAGGTAGGTCGGACGACCCAGCACGCGGCCGGATCGGAACGGGGCGTTGATGTCCTGGTAGGTGGCCTCCAGGAACAGCGGACGCTGCGTGGTGTCGACCGCGCCGTTGAGGATCGGCTCGGCAACGTTGTCGAACAGCGTGCCGGTCCACTTCTTGCCGTCCTTCAGCAGAAGGTCCAGGCCGTTGTTCAGAGAGGTGTAGGCGTTGGAGCCGTCCGCCACGCCCTTGCCCGCACCCAGCGGGTCAGCGAGGGAGATGGTCTTGGTGGTCTGGGCGAGGTACGCGCCGAACGGGGTCTGGGTGCCGTTGATGACCGCCGCGTCGAAGGCCAGAGCGATAGCCTCGGCGATCTTCGACCGCATGGTGTTGAGGTAGTTCGCCGGGTTGGCTCGCACGACTTCGGAGCTGGCCGCGAAGATGGTGGCGATCTTGTGGGGCACGACGTCCTGCTTGGTCAGGTCGCCCTTGGTGACAGGCTTCTGGCCACCTTCACCGACCCACCCCGCCTTTACGTTGCCCGCCCAGTGCGGGATACGAACGCCGGTCGGACCCATCGGGATCTTTCGGGCGATCTGCTGGATGACCGAGGTCTTTTCGACTGCGGCGAAGTAGTCCTGGGCCATCTCCGGGTCCAGGTAGCCCTGGAACATCGAATCGGAGGTCTTGGAGACGGTATTCGGGGTAGGCACTACGGCCATGAGTCACTCCTGAAAGGTATTGGGGGAGAGGGGAATCAGGCACCGACGACGCGCTTGACCATTTCCAGCAACGGGTCACCGTTGAGCGGCAGAACGTTGCCGGTGCCCTGGGTCGGATCGGTCGGGCGATCCTTGGTCTCGGTCTTGCCGAACAGCGCCTTGACGGCCTTGGCGTGAGTGGCGATCTCGTCCTCGGTGCCGCCCTGGAGCAGGGAGGCGAACTCGATGGCGGACTGACCCGGAATCTCGGCGGTCAGAGCGGCCTTGAGCTTGAGAAGCTCGAGTTCCTTGGCCGTGTACTTGGTCTGAAGCGCGGCCAGCTTCTCCGCTTCTGCGGCGAGCTTGGCTTCGTACTCGGTCAGCGCCTCGGCCTTGGCCGCGGACACCGCATCGTTCTTCTCGTTGCGGTACTTGGCTGCCTCGTTGTTGGCCTTGGTCAGCTTTTCCCGCGCCCACTCGGGCAGAGAATCGACGGTCTGGGCCACGGGCTCCTGGCTCGTGGTCACGGGGATGTCAGCGCTGGCGGCCTGGGTTTCGGACATGGGGGATTCGTCTCCTGGACGTGGATCAGCCCACCTGGGGCTGGAAGGGAATCCGCTACGCGGCGAAGGCGAAGTCGGACATGGTGATTTCGCCTCGTGCGAGGCGGCGGCGAAGCGCATTGATCGCTTCGCGGTTGCGGTTGTCGGTCCGGGCCTCGCCCGACTCGATCAGCGCGGTGGCTTCGCTGCTGGCGTCGTTCCACAGCTCGAGCGCTGCGTCGGCGGCCTTCTTGCCCGGCCAGTTCGCCCGGCTGTAGACCGGGACGA